TAAGGGGCGACGAGGTATGATAGTAGTGGAGGGGGGTATGGACCCCCAGCCCCACCCCCACATGCACCCAATATCCGTTCCCCGCATAAAATTTGCTATTTTTTCAACTACCTGTATATTTATACAGTACTTTCAGTATCCAACGAGTTCGGATAAGCTACCGCCTAATTCTCTACATACGAGTCGCAGCTTTATGCACAGCGCCGTTAAAGCAGATGTGTTTCTTCAGTCGTTAGCGCTATCCGTCGCACGTAACACCGTCGGCGCAAATCTACCATTAGGAGACATATTGAAATCAGAAGGCGTGACCGAGCGCGAGTACACAGCGATCGCCGCCAACCCCACCTACGTCAAGTACCTACAAAACTACACCAACGAACTTATCGAGTCTGGATTTAGTTTTGAAGCCAAGTGCCGAGTGCTGGCAGAAGACATGCTGGCAAATTTCTACCATTTAGGGCGTGACATGGACACACCAGCCCCGGTGCGCGCCAAGGTCATGGAGAATCTAGTGGAGTGGGCGAACCTTAAGCCAAAGAAGGACTCCCCGGCTATGGCAGGAGCAGGGTTCAGCATTCAGATCGTACTGCCTGAACAGGCGCAAAGTGACCAAACTCCTCAAACCGTGACGGTCGACGTTACACCGGACCCCGTGTCGGAGTCCCAGACCCAAGAAAATTTTTCTCCTGTACTGGAACTAAACAATCCTGAAACTACTACAGAGCTTATTGAGCACAATTCGGTCGTGTTGCTCGACACATCGGGAGAAGAAGTGACACTCGATACCCCGGCAGAGAAGATGGCAGAGCTGCAGAACTGGGTAGACGAGTTCATGGACAGCGAAGACCCGCTCGAATATCCCGAGGAATAATGAGCAACATAACAAAATACGTGCCACCTCCGTCATTGGTGCCGTTTCTGACTGACGAAAACTTTGTGACGCTGATATCAGGGCCGGTTGGGTCAGGCAAGTCGAGTGCTGCGATGTTGAAAATCGCGTATCACGCCAAGATGATGAGAGCCGGGGCTGATGGGGTACGGCGGTCACGGGCTGTGGTGGTCAGGAACACTAACCAGATGTTGACGGACGCGACCCTGCCGACGTTTTTTACGTGGTTTCCAGAAGGGCCAGCAGGTTCCTTCGCCAGAACAGACAAGCGGTTCTACCTTCGGTTCGATGATGTGGAGTGTGAAGTCCTGTTTCGGGGGCTCGACGACGCGAATGACGTGCGGCGGCTGCTGTCGCTGGAAGCATCGTTTGGTGTCCTAGACGAGTACCGGGAAATTCACCCTGATATCTATAACGCCCTGCAAGGACGGGTAGGGCGGTATCCGTCCGTTGCCAATGGAGGGTGCGTTAAGGATGACGGCAGTCCCAACCATCACATCTGGGGGGCGACCAACGCGCCGGACGCGGATACGTTCTGGGAGGAGCTGATGACAGAGCCGCCTAAAAACGTGAGTGTCTTCCAGCAGCCCAGCGCGCTGTCAGACGAGGCCGATTGGCTTCAGTATCTGGTGCAGGACTACTACGTCAACCTTGCCGAAGGGAAGACTGAGGACTGGATCGATGTCTACATCCACAACAAGTTTGGGCGATCATTGGCGGGTACGCCGGTATATGAGCGGTCATTCAGGCAGGATTTTCATGTTGCGAAAGAATCCATCATGCCGATCGAGAATTACGACTATCCCATCATTATCGGGATCGATTTTGGGCGGACGCCTGCAGCAGTGTTTAAACAGCGTGATCCACGCGGGCGGGTAGTGACGCTTGCCGAGATTACCAGTGAAAATATGGGCATCGAGACGTTCATCAGGCTAAAATTGAACCCGTTCGTGGCGCAGCATTACCCCGGTTATGATCTAGTCTGTGCGCCTGACCCGGCAGGGTTCATGAAACAGCAGCTGAACGAGGTCACATTGGTCAACGCCTTGGAAAATGCGGGGTATAGGTGTGTTAAACCACCCAGCAACAAGCCGGAATATCGCATACAGGCGGTAGAAAGGCTGCTATCCCAGCAGATTGACGGGGAAGCGCTGTACTTGATTGACCCCAAAAAGTGCCCAATGTTGGTCCGTGGGTTCATTCATGGGTATCGGTACAAGAAAAAGCGGGACGGGCAGCTTGAGAAGTCGCCAGAAAAGAACGAATGGTCCCACGTTCATGACGCGAATCAGTACGCGGACTCGGTTATAGATATGTCGGTTAGGGGGGTTAGCCGCCGGTCGCAGCGCCGTGAAGTCGTAAAGTCAAACTACATGTATGCTTGACGCGAACCGACGCGTTGTTACAATCGCAGGACTACCACAGTGAGCTACACTTATGGCAGACGTTGCCGCATCCCTCATACCTGTCGCCAGCGCGTCTAAATTAGAGCAAGAAGCTGCAGCGAGAAATGACAAGCTCCAAGCCTCCCCCACTATGCAGGGGCTCGCCGCGCACGTTCGCAAACGCTGGACGCTTGCAAAAGACAGCCGCGTTGACCTTGAAGACCGTATGTTGCAGTGCCTTCGGCAGCGCAACGGTGAGTATGATCCTAACGTTCAGTCACAAATTAGGCAACAAGGTGGGTCGGATATTTTTGTCCGGCTTACATCCGTAAAGTGCCGGGCGGCAACTAGCTGGCTGCGGGATACGCTGCTAGGGAGCGGGAGCGACAAGCCGTGGTCGATCGGATCGACGCCCGAGCCAGAGCTACCTCAAGGTTTAATGGCAGCGCTGCAGGCTGAACTAGCCACCCAACTCACTGCGGCTATGCAGCAGGTAGGCGAGATGCCTTCAGAGCAAGAGCTGCGTGATATTGCTGACCAGATGCGGGATCAGGCGTTTCGGGCGTTTAAAGAGGAAGCTGACGAGCGCGTCGACCGCATGGAACGTAAGATGGAAGACCAGCTCATAGAAGGCGGCTGGCAGAAGGCGTTCAACGATTTTATTGATGACATTGTGACGTTCCCGTTTGCGTGCCTTAAAGGGCCGATTAAGCGCAAGCGCAGAGTCATGAAGTGGCAGGGAGATCAACTGGTCCCGACTGACGTAGTCCGTAACGAGTGGGAGCGGGTAGACCCGTTCATGCTGTACTGGGCACCGTGGGCGAGTAACATCAATGACGGTTTTGTTATTGAGCGCCACAAAATGACCGCGACTGACTTGCAGTCGTTGATGGGCGTACCCGGCTACAACGAAGACGCGATACGAACCGTACTGACGCACTTCCGGCACGGGTTCTTGAACGAGTGGCTTTGGCGAGACACAGAGCAGGCCGAAGCAGAAGGTAAGTCAGAATACTACTCTGAAAACACTGACGACTTGATTGACGCCATACAGTTGTGGGACGAGATCGAAGGGCGGTTGTTGCTTGAGTGGGGTATGTCAGAGGATGAAATACCTGACCCCGACCTAAGTTACTCTTGCGAGGTCTGGGTTATTGGCAGCACCGTTATCCGCGCTGTGCTTAACTACGACCCGGTCAACCGTAAGCCTTACTACGTAACTTCGTACGAGCAGAAGCCGGGCAGCGTCGCAGGTAACGGCGTTGCTGACCTGTGTCGCGACTCTCAGGCTATGGTCAACGCTACAGCGCGAGCGCTGTCAAACAACATGGGCATTTCTTCCGGGCCGCAGGTAGGCGTCAACGTATCCCGACTGCCGCCGGGCGAAGACATAACCGACTTACACCCGTGGAAGATATGGCAGTTTGAGTCCAGTGAGTTTAACGACGGCTCTCGCCCGCTGGACTTTTTCCAGCCGAGTAGTAATGCGCAAGAGCTTATGGCGGTGTTTGAGAAGTTTTCAGACCGCGCCGACGAAGACACGATGATCCCTAAATACATGACAGGGGAACACACGGCCGGAGCAGGACGAACGTCGTCTGGTCTTTCTATGATGATCAGCAACGCCGGTAAAGGCATAAAGCAGGTCATTAACAACATCGACAAGAACGTAATTGTCCCTGCGATCGAACGTCTGTACCACGACAACTTGCGGTACAACAAAGACCCCGACATTGTTGGCGATTTGCAAGTCGTTGCACGGGGGGCTAGCTCTCTTGTGGTTAAAGAGGCAGAAGCAATACGCCGCAGCGAGTTCTTGCAGTTGGTACTTAGTAGCCCGATAGCTAGCCAGATCGTTGGCACCAGCGGGGCCGCAGAGCTGTTGCGTGACGCCGCGACTAACTTAAACATGAACGTTGACCGTATCGTACCGGACAGACAGCAGGTTTCGGTTATGGAACAGCAACAACAAATGATCGCTCAGCTGCAGCAACAGCTGGAGATGATGCAGGAGTCTATGGATGCTGCACCAGATAACGTCGAGTTCTCCCGTGATGCTCAAGGCAACGTCACGGGTGCAACACGCAGAAAGGTTGCTCCGACTTTACCCGACGGTTCGCCTGTCGGCGGACGCGACGGTAACACAATGCGAAATGTCGCGTCAGGACGTAATGGATGATCGAGTCGGGCCTGACAACGGCGGCTAAAGTACTGTTTTTGAAGTCTGTTATTAACGACTCCTGTAAACTTGCTTTGTACACCGCTGAGGCCGAAATTGGGCCTATGACCGCTGCGTATACCTCCGAAGGTGAAGCGTCCGGTGCAGGATACACGCCGGGCGGCATAAAGCTGTCCAACTGCTGCGTGGAAACCGATACGGACGGTAGCGCTTACATAACTTGGGACAACGCAGAGTGGCCGAAAGCGTCAATAACAGCGGCTGGGTATATGGTGTACGACACGTCTAAAAACAACGCGTCGCTTTTTGTAGGTAGTTGGGGGGCTGATTATACGAGCACCAACGGCCCGTTCATTGTCAACATCCCTGAAAAGCAAATACTGCTGGTATAAAGCATGGCCGCTGCTAGCTACAACACCGATCTTTCGCTCTTGGTTGACTCTGGCGTTACCAGCTCGTTTTCCGGTATTCAGCAGACCGGTGGTGGCGCAGGCGTTAACGACCCTGAGACAGATTATTACATTCAGGACACTGAGTGCTGCTCACGCAACGCATGGGCAGGGTCTTGGAAAGGAGTTATCAGCGTAGGCACAGCCCTGTCTACGCTTAGCACCGGCGCAGGTAATGCCGTATATACGTGGATAACACACCACACGCCCGGCTCACTGGGCGCTAAATCTGTTGGCGGTATCCGTATCGTTCTAGGCAGCGATGCAAGTACTTATAACGAGTACTACTACGCGGGCAATGATACGATCGACTATGGAGCCCCGTGGATTGCGGCTGTCATTGACCCAGACCAAGGACTGCAGACAACAGGCACAGTTACAACGGCTAACATTGATTTTTACGGGGGCGCAGCCAACTTACCTTCTGGCGGGCCGACAAAAGGGTCTCCGTTGGGTATAGACATTATTAGATTCGGCAGGTCTATAGAAATTAACGATGGTGTAGGCGCACCTGCTAATTTTACTGACTTAGCCGCTCAAAATGACGCAGTAGGCAATCGTTGGGGCCAGTTTCAACGAACACCGGGCAGTGCCAGTAACTTTACAATGCAGTGTCGAATAGAGTTCGGGGACACTACAAACACAACGGCGTGTGATTTTCGTGACTCCAACAAAAACATCACGATTAACGACCTTGAGTTTGTTGCAAGCACGTTCGTAGAATTTGATGTTACTCAGGCGTCGACTGTTATTCTTGAAAACATTAACTTTCTTGCCAGTTCTGGCGCAAACACTAGAGGTAGGTGGGTCAGTACGTCATCGACGCAGGTGGACCTAACTACTTGTTCGTTCGTTAA